TCTGTGGGAGAAGCAGACAAGCATGGGAGGAGCGTGGTGTTTTTCACACAAGAGGACACAAAGTATTTCCTCTTTATTATTATTATTTATCTTTGTCTTATTGTCTTATTGTCTTAATAGGCCACTTTTCCGTAATAAAAACAGTGACTTGGTATTAAGACAAACGACAAGACAAAATGAAAGACACGATATTTTGTCTTAATAGGGGAAAACAGGGCGCAAGCGCCCTAATTCTGGTTTAAGCAACGATAGCTTCCTGTAGTTGTTGAAGCTTTTCTTTCACGTCGGCAAACTCGACTTTCACAACATTGCCTGTTGCTTTGCCTTTGGTGATCTTCTCGTTGAGCTTGTCAATCGCGGCAAGAATGTCGAGGTCTTTGCGTATCTTTGGAGCTTCGTCAGCTTCCACATACCACGCAGGTTGGCTCATTAGGTATTCGACAACGGCCGCGCCGTCGGCAAAGTCAGCTTCACGGCGTTTCTTGCGGCTCGTGCTAAACGTACCATCGTTCTTCAGTTTAGCAAAACCGTTGGCTTCGATATACTTGACCATGCGCTTGCGGTTCACGCCGTTAGTCACGGCGTAAAGCTTGTCAAACATAGCACAATCGCCGTGTTGGTACGTATGACCGGCAGTATGAGCGATTACAGTTTGGATATTATCGCGGATTGACTTTGATGATTTGCCAATACGACCGATGATAGCGTTGATTTTTGATTTTTCTAGTAACATAGTATTTTCCAATCGTTAAAGTGATAAGGTATTGCTCACGTGTTAGAATGAGCAATATGTATCACTTGTAATACACCCTCGCGTACCCGTTTGAATGTCTACTTGCCGCGAGGCACTGTTAGCTTGCCGCTTATTGTATTTTGCGCGGGGCTGTAGACAAAGATGGTCTAGACCGAATGTAACAAGTCACTAGCAGTTATTAACTGCACAAGGTTTTCCGCTATTAAACGAACTGCACGATACAAGAGTACCGCGTGCGAGCCTGGTTCGCCGATTACTATTCGCGTGTCACTACTTCCCCAAAACATTACTAGCTCTTCGCTCGCGCAATTAAATGCGTGGCTATGGGTGGTTCGAAAACACAAGGCGCGAGGGCGTCGCAACATGTGGTCATAAGCATTTATCGTGACAGGCCATTTGGTTTGACCTCAGAGTCGCTTACATATATGGCGCGACGTCAACAGGGGGGGGTAGTGACCGCAGGGGGGTGGCCACCCACCCAGCCCTTATGTATTGCGTATATCGCAGCCCCTATTTTTTCCCATTGTTCCCCCTTTGTTCCTCCCACGCCTATCTTGACCCGTTAGTGCCAACGTGTTAACAGATGTACCTATGAGTAAGCACATAAACCAAGCCATTGATCCCACCCAATCGCATAAAGCCATCCTATCCCCCGCTGATTTGCAGGCTATCGAAGACGATCCGAGTAAAATCGAGACCGTTGCTCGTATGTTGGGTGCAGTAAACCTCGATAATTTGTTCCGCCACATGCAAAATCCGGACATAAACCCCGCAACACGCATAGAATTTCAGAAGGTGCTCAACAAAATGGGCAGGTTGGAGCCCAATACCAAGCTGGAAAACACAGGGGATGGTCCACAAGTGGTGATAAACATCACCAGGGCGAAGGATTCACCCGACGGTGTAACCATAGATGGGTCTAGCGAGGCCATAATCGATGAAACATGAGATAAATTTCGAGGTTATTGAGTCCCTGGATGAGTTTTTCTACTCGCCAAAGTTCATTTCACTCGCAGTTGGACCCGTTGGATCGACGAAAACGACCGCAGGGATTATGAAAATACTGCAACACGCGGCTAAAATGGCGCCCTGTAAGGACGGAATTAGGCGTTCTAGGACGATTTGGGTGCGTAATACGCGGGAACAATTGCGGGATACGTCCATACCGGACTTCCTAAAGTGGATACCAGACGGTGTGATGGGGTCTTTTCTTAAAACAGAGTACAAATTCGTCATAAAAGTTGGCGATGTGGAGTGCGAGGTACTGTTTAGAGGGTTAGATGACGCCAATGACGTGCGTAGATTGCTGTCATTACAGGCAAGTTTCATCATTTTCGACGAATTTAGGGAAATCCACCCAGATATATACAACGCAGCCCAAGGACGTGTAGGCCGGTACCCCGATAAGATGATGAACGGAGTTGGGTGTGTCACGGACGATGGGAAGTCTAATATGCACATATGGGGTATGACAAACCCACCAGATATGGATACCTTTTGGGAAGATTTGCTCACTGAGCCGCCTGAGAACGTGCATGTAACGATACAGCCCTCGGGTTTGAGCCCCGAAGCCGACTGGACGAAATTTCTCCCCGATGACTATTACGACAACCTCGCTCAAGGTAAAACTGACGACTGGATAGACGTATATATACATGCGAAATTTGGGCGGAGTTTATCTGGGCAACCGGTGTTTAGGTCATTTGATAGAACTGTGCATGGTTCGAAAGAAGAGATGAAACCGATGTTCACGGAGTCGCCGTTACTGATAGGCGTAGACGCAGGGCTCACGCCCGCAGCCGTAATAGGGCAGGTGGCACACGACGGACGGCTTGTGGTGTATGACTCGCTCATATCAGATGGCATGGGGGCGCTGAGATTTATACGAGAGCGGTTAAAACCGCTGTTGGCGAACAAATTCCCTGGGCGGCAAACGCTTGTTATTATTGACCCTGCGGCGTTCCAGAGGGCGCAGACGGATGAGAGAACGGTTGCGGACATATATAAAACAGAAGGGTTTATGGTAAAACCTGCGCGGACGAACTCCGTTGCGGCGCGCCTCGCGGCGGTCGAAAAATTTTTAACCTACGTTGTAGACGGGAAGTACGGATTTATAATTGATACTGTAAGTGCGAACTCGCTCGTGCAGGCGTTGGCCGGTAAGTACCGATACAAAATAAATACAAAAGGGGCGCGAGACGAGAAGCCAGAAAAATCCCACCCCTGGTCAGACGTCGCCGATGCGTTTCAGTACATGTGTCTACACGCGGACGGCGGGGAAACATTTGGGTCGTTAGCTGCGTCCACGCAGAGAAAGAACGTCGTAAAAGTGTCCGCTCACGGGTGGACTTGATTTGTTGACATGTTAGCAGATGTCGAGTATGATAAAATTAACGTCACATGTGAGAACTTAATATGGCGCTTGGCCCGCAGTTAATACCAGTTGCGCGAGCCTCTGACCTTGAGGACGCAGCAAACCGAGCTTCCAGCGAGAAGCAGAACAGTCCACTTATGGTGGGTCTGGCTTCTCATACGCGTAAGCGTTGGGAAATCATGCGAGATCATCACACGCAGAACATAGAGCCCCGGCTCTCAGAGTGCGTTCGTGCAAGAAACATGGAGTACGAACCCAGTAAAGCCGCTGAAATACGCGAGCAGGGCGGCTCTGAAATATTTATGGGCATAGTTAGTTCGAAATGTCGTACAGCCACTGCCTGGTTGCGCGATACACTCCTGGGAACAGGTGCAGATAAGCCTTGGTCGCTCTCAGCGACACCAATCCCAGAAGTTCCCCCGGATGTGGCGGCAGACTTACAAAACATCATGCAGATGAACCTCCAGCAGTATTATGCTGATGGTAACGGTGAAATTCCGCCTATGGAGCTGAAAAAGCTCGCATCCGGCATGAAAGACACTGCCATGCGCTCCATGAAGTTCGAAGCTGAGAAACGCGTCGAGCGGATGGAATTGAAAATGGAAGACCAGATGGTTGAAGGGGGTTTCGTAAAAGCACTCTTTGACTTTACGAACGACGTGGCAACGTTCCCGCACGCTATTCTAAAGGGTCCGATCCCTCGTAAACGCAAAACAATGAAGTACGTCGAGGGTGGCCTTGGCGTTGTTGATGTTCTGCGCGACGAGTGGGAACGCGTTGATCCATTTAAGTTTTACTACGCACCTTGGGCTGACGACGTACAGAACATGCCTATAATCGAGTTGCACCACCTGACACGCGAAGACGTGGAAGACATGCTTGGTGTAGAAGGTTACGACGAGGACGCTGTTCGTTCTATCCTATCTGACTTTGGCTCTGGCGGTTTCGACTGGCTAGACCACGACATGGCAGAGATGGAAGAAGTTACAGGCGTAGACTTCGACGATGCACACTCTGATGTCGTTGCGGCTCTACAGCTCTGGGATACAATCCCTGGAGATATACTATTAGACTGGGGCTTGGACGAAGCTGAGATCGAAGACCCACAAAAATCATACCCTTGTGAAGTTTGGATGGTAAACAACACAGTCATTCGTGCTGTACTTAACTACGACCCGTTAGGTCGTAAGCCATACTATGTAACTTCATTTGAGAAAGTCCCGGGTCGTTTAGACGGCAACGGGGTTGCCGACCTGTGTATGGATGCCCAAAATATGTGTAACGCTGCTGCTCGTGCGTTAGCAAACAACATGGGTATTTCATCGGGTCCACAGGTCGGCGTAAATATCAGCCGGTTACCGGCGGGTGAGGACATCACACAGATGTACCCATGGAAAATATGGCAGTTCCGCCAGTCTGACTTTGCTGACTCAACCCCTCCAATGTCATTTTTCCAACCTAATTCAAACGCTCAAGAGCTTATGTCTGTATTTGACCGATTTATGGCCATATCAGACGAAGTATCGGGCATACCACGTTACATGACAGGACAGCACGTTCCGGGCGCAGGGCGTACCTCATCGGGGCTCTCAATGCTTATGTCTAACGCAGGTAAGAGTATTAAACAGGTTATCGCAAATA